GTATGTGCAGCTTGAGGCTAGTAAGGACATTCTAGATCGTGCGGGATTCAAACCTATAGATAGATCACAGGTTCAGATTGCTGGCGACATCCGAGTGTCAATAGATTTGTCCTAGCTTGGTGTTAGTGGTTCCCCAGCCCATCGCCCAGCAATGTTGGTCATTAGGGGGTGGGGGGTTAAAACTTGTTCATTACTATCTCCATGTGGTCCCACACCCTCATTTTTTCCCTTCAAGGCTCCAAGCCGATTTGTGCGTTTTATTATTTGGTTGGTTTAGGTAAAGGGTAGAAAAGGAGATTAATTTAAATGGGTACAAATCCAAACCAGATTGAAAGCGAAGCGAGGTCGTTATTAAGTAGGGTGCGCAAAGAAGTTAAGAGCATACCTAATTACAAGGGCTCTGTTACTGGGCTTCCTTCTGAGACACCGTTTCAGATAATTAGCAACAGCGTTACTGCTGCTCGTCGCGCTGTTCGTTTTTTAAAAGGCAAGCCGTCTAAGGGCGCATTGGTAAAAAAGCAAAATTCTTTACTAAGAATTGTAAAAGATGCAGAAACTTTAAGAAAAACTGCTCACGGTTTAGGGGGTAAGGGCGACAATAGCTTAACTCCTACAACTACACGCACTAAGCAAGAACATAAAAATAAAATGCAAAAGGCTAGGGAAGATGGTTCTTAAGAAACATCAAAGTCCTTCTGGCGGATTAAACGAAGCTGGTAGACGTTACTTTAAAAACAAAGAGGGTGCTAATTTAAAGCCACCTCAACCTCAAGGTGGCCCAAGGAAGCGTTCTTTCTGTGCGCGTATGGGTGGTGTTAAGGGGCCGATGAAGGATGAAAAAGGTCGGCCTACTAGAAAGGCTTTAGCGTTAAGGAAGTGGAAGTGTTAAATGAGTTTATATAGGAATATAAACAAACGAAAGGCAGCAGGGACAAGTCGTTCTAAGGATAAGTCAACTGTCAGTGACAAGGCTTATAAGAACATGAAAGCTGGCTTTCCCAAGAAGAAGAAGTCTAATGCCAAGCAGTCCTAATTACGTCCGTGATTACTCTATGAGTGGTGAGGGTAAGTACGACAAGTCACCTAAGAGGATGGCTGATAACCGTGCGCGTAAGAAGGCGCGTTCTTTGTTAGAGAGGGCTGGCAAGGCCAAGCGCGGTGATGGCAAGGACGTAGACCACAAGAACGGTAATCCAAGGGATAACAGTCCTAAGAATTTGCGTTCTGTTGGCAGAGCGACTAATAGATCAATTAGGCGCAACAAGAAAGCGGGGAAAGCCTGATGATTATTGGTGCAATTATGAGTGCTATAAGTGGTGGTCAGCAAAGGGCTGGCGATATGGTGGGAGCAATGGGCAATGACATTGCTATTGGTCTTGGTTTAAAAGAAAATGTTGGGGGCCGTCACTCTGGATACTCAAGAAGAACTGAGGCTCGTAAAGCCAGAGAAAAAGACGCAATTGATAATTACTACCTTTACAAAGAAGATGATAAGCCTCGCCAAGCAGCGCGACCTGTCGGGCCACCCCCGCCACCTCCGATAAAAACGGTGGATCAGTTCTATGCTGAATTATCTAACAAGCATTTATGGGGTGCATTGCCTAGTTTAAGAATGGAGCGTGGGGATAGCCCTGCGCCCCGATATGGCAATGTAGACTTGCAGCAAAGAGAGGGCGGCGTAGCCAGATCGTTGTTTAATCCGTATGGAGAATGAAGCTCAGTTAATAGCTGATAAAATATTTAAAGACTTTCCTATATTTAAAGGTATTGAGGTTTCCGACAAACGGGATATGATTTCCTTGTTTGAGGGTGATGACCGTCAATTAGAGTTTTACCATCCAGAAGATAGCCCAACTAAGGGGTTCTTAATGGAGATTTACAATCCAGCGTTACAAGGCAAGAAATTACAGGACGCAATATTTGGGGAAATGCTACACGCCGCACCCTCATTATCTCCTGCGTATAAAAAGGCTAAACAAGATTTGGTTCTCACGTTTACACCAGCGCAAATTGAGAGCCACAAAAGAGCATATGAGCAATCTGGTGACACAAGACCGTTTGATAAATTCATGGATGTGAGCAGAACGGACGCTTTTATTCGCGGCTATATAGCCAATCAGTGGCCTGATTACCCATATACAATAATTCAAAGGCGTATGATGGATCAGATGATAAACGATTTGCATAGGAGTAAGTCGGAATGACCTTTATTAATACCCTTTCTCAGCAAGAGCGAGACACGCTTAGGCGAGTTGTTAAGCTAACTCACATGAAGCATTACCCTAATGACTTTGTAACCAACTACGAGACTGACAAAATGATTGAGGCTATAGGCCCAGAGGTTGCAGCCAAGATGATTAAGGTTGGCATTGATCAAAAAATAATGAGCAAGTAATGGTTGATTTTAAGTACAAGCCTGATGGAGAGATTATTAAATCTTTTATGAAGGATGATACTTTCTTTCGCGGCATACGTGGCCCTGTTGGTTCTGGCAAATCTGTATGCTGTTGCGTTGAGGTTTTTCGTCGCGCCTTGCAGCAGGAAAAAGCCCCTGATGGAATACGCAAAAGTAGATGGGCTATTATTCGTAATACCAATCCGCAGCTAAGAACAACCACAATTAAAACTTGGCTTGATTGGTTCCCAGAAGGTGAGTGGGGTAAGTTTAATTGGTCGGTTCCTTACACCCACAGAATCAAACGGGGCGACATTGACCTAGAGGTTATCTTCTTAGCTTTAGATAGGCCCGAAGATGTTAAGAAACTTCTCTCTTTAGAGTTATCAGGTATATGGATTAATGAGGCTAGAGAAATTCCGAAGTCAATTATCGACGCTTGCACAATGCGCGTGGGTCGGTTTCCTTCTATGCGTGATGGTGGTCCTACGTGGAATGGCGTCATTGCCGATACTAATGCTCCCGAAGAAGATCACTGGTGGCCTATTATGGCCGGTGAGGTTCCAATCCCTGACCATATACCAAGTGAGCAAGCTAAGATGCTCGTTAAGCCTTCTAACTGGTCGTTCTATACGCAACCCGCTGGAATGGTTGCGGAGAAAAACGAAGAAGGAGAAATAGAGGGTTACATTCCTAATCCAAAAGCTGAGAATGTTAATAATATGCTGCAAAGCTATTACCCTAATCTAGTGCAGGGTAAGACTAAAAGCTGGATTGATGTATATGTAATGAATCAATTGGGCCATATACAGGACGGTAAACCTGTGTATCCTATGTTTGCTGCTGATGTTCACGTTGCCAAAGAGGAAATACCCATTGCTGCCGCTGCGCCCGTTTATGTGGGTATTGATTTTGGTCTTACTCCTGCTGCTGTATTTGCTCAGAAAGTTAGAGGGCGGTGGCTGGTTCAGTCTGAAATAGTTGCTATTGATATGGGCATTGTGCGATTTGCCGAAGTGCTAAGAAATGAGTTATCAACCCGCTTCGCTGCTGCTGGTGAGGTTATTATCTATGGTGATCCTGCTGGTGACTTTAGAGCGCAGACAGATGAATCAACACCATTCCATATTCTTCGCGGTGCGGGGCTTCGTGCTTTTCCTGCGCCTTCTAATTCTGTTGACCTTCGCCTTGAGTCGGTTTCCTCCCAACTGACAAAAATGGTGGAGGGCAAACCTGCGTTACTTGTAGATCGGCGGTGCGCCACTCTTATCAAAGGATTTGAGAGCGGATACTCCTACAAACGTATGGAAGTTTCGGGTGAGAGGTACGCCGATAAGCCCGATAAGAATATGTTTAGCCATGTGCATGACGCAGCACAGTACCTTTTCTTAGGTGCTGGCGAGGGTCGCGCATTAATGAACAGTCAAAAGCCTATGCGCCCATCTATTGCGAGTAGAAGTTTTGATGTTTTTAGCAAATCTAACAAGAGTGCTAGGAAGAAACAAAGCCTTTGGGCAAGGCTTTAGTTAATTTGTGCATTGTTTATTTATGTAAGTTGTGGTTCTGAGTCGCAACAAAGGAGATTATTATGTGTTTTCCCAAGCCTAAAGTTGTTGTTGCTCCCCCTCAAGAGAGCGAAAGCGCCAATCAAGCCGCAGCGCAAGCTAGAGTTAATGCAGAAGAAGCAAAGCGTAGAGAGGTTGAGGAACGAGCCAACACTAAGCGCGAGGAAATTTCTGTAGCTTTAGATCGCAAAACTGAAAAGGGTCGAGGCGGTAAGGGCGTAGGTCGCCGTTCTTTATATAGTTCTACTGGCGGCGGTCAGGGATATTTAAGTAGGTTTGGCTAATGGAATATAACAACAACGCCTTAGTTAAAGGTAAGGTCAAGCGTTACGAAAAGGCAAAATCCTTTCGTGATAACTGGGTTCCTTTGTTTGAGGAATGTTATGAGTACGCTTTGCCAATGCGTGAGTCGTTTTATTATGAGGAAGCGGGTCAGCGCAGGGATGATCGTATTTTTGATGAAACGGCTGTTGTTGGCGTCCAAGAATTTGCAAGTAGATTGCAGTCTGGTTTGGTTCCAAACTTTGCTAGATGGGCTGATCTTATGGCTGGCAGTGAAGTTCCTAAAGAGGATCGGGACGAAATAGATAATGAGTTAGATTCCGTAACTGATTATGTATTTGAGATACTGCAAAACTCTAACTTTAGCCAAGAAGTGCATGAATCATTTATGGACTTGGCTGTTGGCACTGGAATTTTATGCGTTGAGGAAGGGGATTCAATTAATCCAATTAACTTTACCTCAATACCTTTGCCGCATGTTGTTTTAGATACTGGCCCTGACGATAAAATTGACCATGTATTTAGAGAAAGAAAGAACATCCCGTTTGATTCTTTGCCTATTATGTACCCCAATGCAAAACTTGACCCCAAGGTTGAGAAGATGATGGGTGCTGACAGAGACACTAATATCCTTGAGATACTTTGCAGAGATTATTCTCAGAAGAATGAGGAAGCATATTACCATTATGCTCTATGCTTGGTTACTAAAACCATTCTACACGAAAAGCAGATGAAGGGATTGGGTTCTAATCCGTTTGTTTGTTTCCGCTGGTCTAAGTGCGCTGGCGAAGTTTATGGGCGAGGCCCTTTACTCAACGCATTATCTGCAATTAAAACCACTAACCTGACTATTGAGTTAATTCTCGAAAACGCTCAAATGTCTATTGCTGGTATTTATCAAGTTGATGACGATGGGGTAATTAATCCTGATACAATAAATTTAGTTCCGGGTTCTATTATACCAAAAGCTATGGGCAGTTCTGGGTTGCAGCCGTTACAAGCTGCTGGCAACTTTGATGTTGCTCAACTTGTTCTTTCTGACATGCGCCTTAATATTAAACGCGCTTTGTATAATGATATGCTTGGTAATCCTGATAAAACCCCTGCATCTGCTACTGAAGTTGCGGAGCGTATGGCTGATTTATCTCGTCGTATTGGCTCTGCATTTGGTAGATTACAGGCTGAATTGGTACAGCCAGTGTTGCAGCGTGTAATTTATATACTTAAAAAGCAGGGTCGCATTGAAGTGCCGCAAGTAAACGGGCGCGAAATTAAAATTCGTTCTGTTTCTCCGCTTGCACAGGCACAAGCAAATCAGGATATAACAACCGTTGCTCGGTTCTTAGAGTTAATCGGTAGCACGTTTGGACCTGAGATGATGCAGATATTAATTGATAGTGAGGAAACAGCGGTTCACCTTGCTAAAAAGTTTGGTGTTCCTGAGTCCTTGATTCGTGATGAAAAAGAGCGTAAAGCCATGACTGCAATGGCGCAGCAAATGGCGCAACAGCAACAGATGGCTCAACAACCGCAGGAGCAAATGGGTGGCCCCGAAGCAACAGGTTAATTTAGGAATAGATGGCGTTCAACGGTCTAAGGCCAATGACACAATAATCAGCCAGAATGTAGCGGAAGTGTTTTCTACGCCCACAGGTCAGGCAGTTTTACAGTATTTAAAATCAATAACTATTCAATTGGTTCATGGGCCAGATGTTTCTACGGAATCACTGCGCCATCTTGAAGGGCAAAGGTTTATTGTAGCCCTTATTGATCAAAGAATAGCCCACGCACATAGGAGCAAACAATGAGCGAAAGTCTTGTTTCAGAAACCCCAGAAACTACAGAGGCAGCAGAGCCAGTAGATAACGGCATTAATACTGAATCAACTGGCGATCCTATTTTTAAAAGTGACGAAGAATTAAAATCTGAGGAACTTTTGCTTGGCAAATACAAAACGCCAGATGATTTAGCCAAGGCTTACAAGGAGCTTGAGTCCAAGCTAGGCGGCAAAGAAGATGATTTGCGGTCTAAGCTAATGGATGAAATAAAAGAGGAAGCCTTTAAGGACAGGCCAGAAAACAAGGGTGACTATAAACTTCCTGATAGCGTTGATGGCGAGGAAGCTGTAGATAATGAGTTACTGTCTTGGTGGTCGGAACATTCCTTCGAAAACGGGTTTAGCCAGCAAGAATTTGAAAAGGGCATTGAAATGTATGCCCAAGCTGTCGGCACTTCTGCGCCTGACTTAGAGGCAGAGGCGGCTAAACTTGGCGAAAATGCAAATACCCGCATTGATTCAGCCAATATGTTTGCTAATAAGTTTTTTCCTCAAGAGGCTTTGCCAGCAATTGAGCGTATGTGTGAGTCACATGAGGGTATTCTTGCCCTTGAGCATATCATGGAAGCAGTCAAAGACGGTTCATTTGCTGGTGATGCACAGCCAACATCAGGTTTAACGGCCCAAGATTTAAATGAAATGATGCGTGACGAGCGTTATTATAATCCTGCAAAGCAAGATCGACACTTTATTAAACAGGTAGATGATGGATTTAAATCATTATATGGGTGATGTAATCCTAAGGTCACACGGCTTAGACTTGGTTAGGTTGAAGCCGTGTCACATTTTTCCTTTTATAGATAATTTAAGTGACGAGAATAAACGCGAGTTTGCAGAGTTATATGAGTCAGACCCACTGGAATCTTTACTACAATGCCTTAATGATGACATGACATTTGCTGTAGTTAAGGGCAATGATCCGCTAGCAATTACTGGCATTAACGAAAATTCTCAAATGTGGGCTTTGTTTTCAAAGTATATGCGGCTTAATTGGATTAGATTTGCCAGAGCATCCCCTGATTTAATAGGCTTTTACCATTTATATCACGATCAAATAAGCTGTGATGTGTGGACAGAAAGCGATATGATTGTTCAATGGCTGGCATATTTAGAGTTTGAGCCTATATTTTTAAGTGAAGAAAACCACATCTTACATTTTGTGCGTTGCAAATCAGTAGATAATGATATTAGCAGTCGCATATCACGGCCTGTCATGCACTGAGTAGCCCATTTGGATACCTACGTTGAAGTAAACAGACGGACACCCGTTACTGTAAACTCAATTAAGGACTCTTGAAATGGCGAATACAATCGACCAAGCCTTTATCAAGCAGTTTGAATCTGAAGTTCATTTAGCGTATCAGCGTATGGGTTCTAAACTCCGTAATACTGTACGTACTTCAAATGTTTCAGCTTCGGTTGCTCGATTTCAAAAAATTGGCACTGGCTCTGCCTCTACTAAATCGCGTAATGGCTCAGTAACACCGATGGAACTGGCGCATACTAACGTAGAAGTCACAATGGCTGATTACTATGCGGCAGAATACATTGATAAACTGGACGAATTAAAAACCAACATCAACGAGCGTCAAGCAATTGCAAAATCTGCTGCTGCTGCTCTTGGTCGTAAGACAGATGAAATTCTGATTGCGGCAATGGATGCTGGTGCAAGTTCAACTCAGATCAATGATACTTCTGGTGCGCTAGTTAAGGCTGATATGCTTACATTGTTTGAAACAATGGGCATTGCTGACATTCCAGAGGACGGTGATCGCTTTATTGCGATGAACCCAAAAGGGT